GTGGGGCATGTACGCCCGCTGACTGTTACGCCACATCAAAAACCCGCTTCGGCGGGTTTTTTTTCGCCTGTAGAAAAGCCCTACAGGCCTGACCGCACAAGGGCTTCATGCATAACAGCAAAATCCAATGCATAAAAATACGAAGAAATGCATTGACTGCATATGCATCAATGCATAGCCTGTGTCTCAAGCCGGACGGAAACCGGTTGTTACACAGGCAGCGATGAACAGGCCTCAACTGTTCAGAGGGTTGGCAACTGGCCCGGGTGCGCAGCGTAAAGCACCACGATCAGTTATCCGGCGGGCAAGTGGCCGCGGTCGGAATCACCAATTTGAAGCGGAACCGCTTGGCGTCACCAGTCGTGGCCGACGGTTCGACAACGCATTACTGAAAAGCCTGACACCCGGGCTTTTTGGAATGCCGAGTCATTTGAAATTCAGAGCATCCACAAACACCTGTTGGCCTCCGCCAGCAGGCTTCACACAGGAGACAGGACAGTGACGAACGAGCAACAAGCGTTGCTGGAGATGCCGCTCTGGCTGGTAATCGTCCTGGCATTGCTGGGCGGCCTCAGCGGCGAAATGTGGCGGGCCGACAAAGCGGGGGCCACCGGCTGGTCGCTGTTGCGGCGGTTGGTGTTGCGGTCCGGGGCCTGCGTGGTCTGCGGGGTGTCGACGGTCATGCTGCTGTATGCCGGCGGCCTGTCGATCTGGGCAGCCAGCGCGTTGGGTTGCCTGACTGCGGTGGGCGGGGCCGATGTTGCCATGCGCCTGTACGAACGCTGGGCGATCAGACGGCTGGGGCTGCGCGACAGCGCCCCAGGCGACGAGCGATAAGGAGGATAGGCATGAGCGAACTGGCCATTTTACAGACGGCAGTGACCGCAACCATTCGTGAGGCGATGCCGCAGCTGGCATCTGTCGATGCTTACACAGCGGTAGGCTATGCACCTGAGCGGCCAGCCTTGCGCCATGGCATCGTGCGCATGACGGCCGATGCGGCGCCGCGTGATGGGCGTTCGGTACTGATCGCCACCTTCGAGGCAGACATCACTGCCGACAGCGCCAACCCCGAAGCCCGCCTGCAGGGCAGCCTGCTGGCCGCGCAACTGATGGACCTGTTGCGCCAGCAGCACTGGGCGCTGGATTTCGTCGAAGCCACCCGCAATGTCCAGGCGCAATTCGACGGCAGCGCCTGGACGGTGCGCTGGGACCAGCCGGTGCTGCTCGGCGAGCCGCGTTGGCAGTGGCCAGACCAGCCGCCAGGATCCCTGATGCTGGGCTTTGCTCCGGCTATCGGACCGGGTAATGAGGGCAGTTACCACGCGCCGGAGGACCTGGCATGAGTTACGTCAGCGCAATGCATGACCGCATGCTGGCGTGCCTGCTGATCCCCTGCCGGGTGGTCGCGGTGGACCTTGCTGCGGCCAGGGTGCGGGTTTCCGATGGCAGTGGCTGGACCAGCGCCTGGCTGCGCTGGCATGCGTTGGCCGCAGGCAAGGCCCGGCATTGGCGAGCACCGAGCCTGGGCGAGCAGGGCGTGTTGCTGTGCCCCAGTGGTGAACCGGCCCAGGGCACCTTCATCCCTGGCCTTTATGGCAATGCCGGCAGCGCGGCGGACAACCGTGACCATGTCGAGATCTGGCGTTTCGACGATGGTGGCTCGCTCAGCTACGACTGGCAGGCCAGCCATTACGACATCCAATTGCCCGGCGGCAGCGCCACCATCACAGTCGGCGCCAGCACGGTGCAGGTCAGCGACGGTGCGATCAGTTTGCAGGCGGCGGCAATCAAGCTCACCGGCAACGTAGCCGTTGATGGCCCGTTGCAAGTCAGCGGCGATATCTATGGCGGCGGGCGGGTCATCGACACCGCCGGCAACACGGCCAACCACAAACACTGAACCAGGCCCGCCCATGCGGGCTTTTTCATACCTGGAGAATGCCATGCAAACCTATGAACGGGGCGCGGCCAGCGGAGGTGCGCCATGATCGGCATGGACCGCCGCACCGGCCAGCCACTGGCCGGCATCGATCACCTGCGCCAGTCTATCGAAGACATCCTCACCACACCGCTGGGCAGCCGCCGCATGCGCCCCGAATACGGCAGTCAGTTGCGGCGTTTCGTCGACCTGCCGGTCAACGAAGGCTGGAAAAGCGCTGTGCAGGCTGAGGTGGCCCGCGCACTGGGCCGCTGGGAACCGCGTCTGCAACTGGAGCGGGTAAAGGTCGTGGGCGTGCTCGACGGCCAGGTCAGCCTGGCCCTGAGCGGCCGTTACCTGGGCGACGATGCCCTGGTGGAGGTGAGCGCATGAGCCAGGTCGACCTGTCGAAACTGCCCGCCCCGCAACTGCTCGAAGACCTCGACTACGAGGCGCTTTACCAGGCCGACCTGGACACCTTCCGCGAGTACCTGGGCGACGGCTGGACCGCCAACCTGGAAAGCGACCCGGTGACCAAGCTGCTGGAGGTCGGCGCCTACCGCAAGCTGCTCAATCGCGCCCGCATCAACGATGCGGCCAAGGCGCTGCTGCTGGGCTATGCCGAAGGCAGCGACCTCGACCAGCTGGCCGCCAATGTCAGCCTCCAACGCCTGGTGATCCAGGCCGAGGACCTGACCAGCGTGCCGCCCACCGAGGCCCTGCTCGAAGCCGACGACGCCCTGCGCGAGCGGGTGCAACTGGTCTACGAAGGCCTGACCACCGCCGGCCCGCGCAACAGTTACATTCTGCATGCCCGCAACGCTTCGGGGCAGGTGGCTGACGCCACCGCCGAAAGCCCGTCGCCGGCAGTGGTGGATGTGACCGTGCTGAGCCTGGAAGGCAACGGCGCAGCCAGCACGGCGTTGCTCGCTGAAGTGGCCAGCTACCTCAATGACGATGATATCCGCCCTGTCGCCGACCGGCTCAACGTGCGCAGTGCCATGGTGCTGCCGTACCGCATAGACGCCGTGCTGTTCATGGCCGACAGCGGCCCTGAATACGAGGCGATCCTTGCCGAGTGCCAGCGCCGCCTCGAGGCCTGGATCAACCCCCGACGACGCCTGGGCGTGGAGGTCTCACGTTCGGGTATCGATGCTCAATTGCATATCGACGGCGTCAGCCGGGTTGAGCTGAGCAACTGGGCCGACATCCGCCCGAGCAAGGCGCAGGCGGCCTGGTGCACCGGTTTCACGCTCAAGCGAGGAGGCTGACATGCATAGCCTCTTGCCGCTCAACCGCACACCGTTGGAGCGAGCCATCGAAGCCGCCGCCGACGAAGACCTCAAGGTCAGCCTGCGCCAGCTCTACAACCCGGACACCTGCCCATCGCACCTGCTTTATCAACTGGCCTGGGCGTGGTCGGTGGACCGCTGGGAAGACAACTGGAGCGATGCGATCAAGCGTTCGGTGATCCGCTCGGCGTTCTTCGTCCACGCCCACAAAGGCACCCTCGGCGCACTGCGGCGGGTGGTGGAGCCGTTCGGTTACCTGATCGAAGTGGAGGAGTGGTGGCAAACCACACCGCCTGCGCCGGCCGGCACCTTCGCCTTGAAGATTGGCGTTTCCGATGCCGGCATCAGCGAAAGCACCTACCAGGAACTGTCGTCGCTGATCGACGACGCCCGGCCGGTCAGCCGCCACCTGAGCGGCCTAGTCATCAGCCTGGACAGCCAGGGCACCGTGCATTTCGGCTGCGCGATCCAGGACGGTGACGAGCTCGACATCTACCCGCCGGCGCCGCGTGACATCGAGGTCATCGGTGCCATTGGCCGTGGTGGCCGCGAACACACAATCGATACCTTGGACATTGCATATGGTTGACCAGACTTCTCAGTTCTACGCCATCCTCACCAACGTGGGCGCGGCGAAACAAGCCAACGCGGATGCCTTGGGCATTGCGTGGAAAATCACCCAGATGGGCATCGGTGATGCCAACGGCACCGATCCGATGCCCAATGCCACCCAGACCAGCCTGATCAGCG